CTTGCTTTTCTTCTGGCGTAGAAAGGTTTAGCCAATTAGCCGGATACTGGATGTCGTTGTGTGTAAACGCCACCCCTGTCTGTAATGTTTTTCCGTCGAGTTTGAACATGATTGATCCTAGAAAGCTAAAGAATTTTTGAAAGGATTAGAAGCAAAGGCAGCGTAGATGTAAGTACCGCCGGAAGCGTTGACCGTAGATGCGTTTACGATGTTGAATCCGTTTGCCAGTGTGTTAACCGTAGAGGACGTTGCTTCAGCGTTGCTTGAATCGGTCAACAGATAACTTGCGCCAGTATTGTATGTATTCCGAGCCGTATCCCAAACGTACCAATCACTTGTGGAATCAGTGCGTTTAATCAATATATAACGGGGCTGAAACCCTGTGTACACAAAAGGTCCAGATGTACTTCCATTGCCGGTGTAACTACCGAAAGAACTAAATCCAGCAATAGCCGCCCAGGTGTAAGAAACCATTGTGTAGCCACTTGCGCCATTAGAGCTACCAACAGAAAATACAGAAGAAGTTGGCGCAACAGCTACGGAGTTATTTCCAAATACTGAACCTCCATCTGCATTTGCTCCTGATGTTGAATTCAAATAAAAATATTGTCCTGGTGCGCTTGAATGGTATGTCCACCACAAAGTAGACGTAGTATTCCGAGATTTACAAATAATAAAATTAGGAACGACACCTAAACCATGCCCTACCGTACCACCACCATTACCAGTCCATGTTTGAACACTAAACCCAGCGGTAGCGTTTACGCTCACAATTGATGTGATTGATCCGTTGGTGTTGCTTGATGTTGTACCTTTTCCTGCTTGCCATTGCCAAGCTACATAAGCATCGCCTGTTACGTTTATGTTGTAGCTTGATGTTTGGTTAATCGTAAACCCGCTGGTGTTAAAAGCAGTTAAATCGCCTGATGATTCAGCGGATGTTAAATTGCTTGATAACTCATAAGGTGCGCCTCGGTTAGAGTCGTACAAGTTATTGTTATATGCAGTTGTTCTATCTTTAATCCAAACCAAGTCAGGCTGAAATCCTGAAGCATTTGTAATTAAACGACCAGTAGCATTGTTACCGGTGTAGAGCGTAGCATCCATGTACTTATTGCCTTGCAGGATTGTTCCTGTTGGTAGGTTATAAGCGTTGAGGGCTACAAAGCCTGTCGGGGGTGTGTATTGAAAAGGTCTTTGCCCAAAGTTTATGTAACCACTACAACCGCTTTGATTCAAACTGATAAATGGCGCAAACGGTGCAGTGATTGCAATTGAAGTACCGCCAGTATTTACCAGCACGTTGTTCTTGTAGAAATAAATGAGGTTAGCACCGACATCAACAGCAATGCCTATCTGATCGCCAATGGCAAAAGAGGCAACACCTGTGCTTGTCCCGTTGTTAATCAAAGTACCGGTGTCAATATAGGAAACCATATTTGTCCCTATATTGCTCACTAACGCCGCAGTAAACGTGGCAATACCAACAGCCAAATCACCTTGCGAGGAAGCTAGACCAGCCTCCCAATAAAACTTGCCGCTAGACGGGAGTGCTATTGTGGCTCTAGTGGTTTGCCAAAAAATACCTTGATTGCCGGTAATGGTTGAGTTTGCCGCTGAAATTACGGTAGTGCCTACTGTATCAAGGGGATTCAACACAGCGTAATTACCCGCCGCAGCACTCGTCAAAGTCGGTACATCCGTCATAGCGTCGTAAGACACACCTAGGTACGCACTGCCCGTCGCTAGTCCAATGTTGTTGGTAGTCCAGTTGTTACTGTTACCGGACAAGTCATAGCCAAGTGTCGTTGTACTAGCCGTATTGCTAAACGGTAAATAAAACCCGTTAGTACCGTAAGTACCTGAGTACTTAGCAGGTTGCCACACCCCGGTGGTGGCGTTGAATGAACCAAAGGATGTTGGGGTTAGGGCTTGACCGTCAATGAAGTTGACTTCAGCTAAGTAACCGTCAAAATAGTTAGCGGAATTTGCTGATGCTGTTTGATGGGCAATAGCAGTATTGAACACTGTATTAGCTGTTGTGCCTGTTGCTTTTGAAATACTGTTTACATATATAGTTTGTGCTGATCCGTTTTGTACATACACCACATGATACCAACCGGAAGGGTCGGTCCACGCCCCGCTCGTGGTTGCCGCTGTTGTTCCGCTAAGGGTCAATACCAACTGGTTGCTTGAGTTAAACCCAAAATTAGTAGTTGTACTTGCCCCGAACAAATACTGTGTTGTCCCTAACAACCCTCTCTTAACCCAACCTGACCAAGTAAAAACCGTCGAAGATGTCGGTGTTGTAAATGTACGGGTTAAGTTAGCAGACGCACTGGCACGAAACCGTAGTGATTTTTGCAGAGTGTAAGCAGTCGACGGACTGTTGGCTGGAATGATGATCATGCTGTTCCCAGCGAGCGGCCAAGTTCACGCAATTTTGTACCGTCGTACTGAAACGAAATCTTATCTACGGCATTTGCAGCAGTCGATAGTGTGGGTGCGGTGCCGCCTGTGAAAGCAAAGACGCTATTCCAAGACAGTGTGCGCGAGCCTGTAGTATCTTGAATAATATTCAGCGTATAGCAGGCGCCGTCTTGCAAATTCGTTGGTGCCGCCATTGTTCGAGATCCGCCAAGCGTGACTTTTGCAACTTGACCTGTTGCCACGTTCCAGGCGATTGAAGCCGCATCGGTGAGCGTGATTGTTGGCGAATAAGCGTGGAGAAACTTACCCGAGCTTGGCGTTGTTGCGCCCACTGGGCCATCGTGTGCGCCGGTGAGTGGGCCGCTAAATGACGTTGCACTGACTGCACCTGTAAACGCCGCACCTGAAAGTAACGCGTAAGGGGTGAGCGATGAACTGGTGATGTACCCGCTCGGGTTGGCCGAACTGTAGGGTGTGAAGCCGAGTTTTGATATTATTGTTGCTGACGTTTCGTCTCCGGTATTTGAGCCGGATAGTGTTGTAATGCCTAGCTTAGATAGAATTGTCGATGATGTTTCATCGCCCGTATTCGATCCTGAAAGAGTGGAGATTCCAAGAGCCGACTTAACTTGTGTCGACGTGATGGTAGTGAGGTACCCGACATCATTTGTAAGCGCAGAAAGTACATTTGGTGCGGTATAGCTAATTACCCCTGCTGAATACGATAATGATCCAGCGACGCTGATAGCGGCTCTCGCCCGCGCCTGCGTAAAGTACAAATTGGTTGTTCCCTCTGGCACGACATCCGTCGATGTAGCGCTTGCGCTACTGCTCGTGGCTGGCAGATAAGACGAAGGTACTTTTCCGTCGCTCCCCAAAGGTGCGTAACCGTTGGCTACCCCCTTTTTTGAAGTGCTTTCTGGTGTGTAACTCAGCTTAGCAACAATCGTCGCTGCGGTCTCGTCGCCTGTATTGGTTCCACTCGCAAATCCTCCTCCCGTCGCATAGCCCACACCTGCAACGGCAGCAAGCGTTGTTGGTGTAAATCCAAGCGCTGCAACGACCTGAGCAGACGTAATCCCTGTTAAATACCCGTTTGGATTCGACGCGTTGTACGGCGTAAATCCGAGCTTTGAAATAATAGTTGCGCTTGTTTCATCGCCAGTGTTAGAACCAGTTAGCGTAGAAATTCCAAGCGCACTTTTAACTTGGGCAGCGGTGATGCGTGTTAAGTATCCGGCGTCGTTTGTAAATGCGGAAACAAGTGCAGGAACGGTCGGTATTGAAGGAGTGCCATTCAAGTCTGAATAATTACCAGACCAAGCAACAGTTGTTAGGCCTAAATTAGATCTGGCCGTCTGCAATTGCAAATCGGTTAAAGACTGAATTTGCGTGTAGCTAATCGAATAGCTCGTCGCTGTCGCAGGCGAAAATGTCGAGCCGTCCGGCACATCAACAGCGGATGTATAGGAATCAACGAATCTTTGCTCAAACGTGCAATTAAGCGTCCTAATCCCGCCCGGCGTATCTTGCTCTGACCACGATTTACAGACAAATGCCAACGGGTTTGAAGCGTTGGGCGGTGTCCAGTGAAAAGACTGATAGCCGCCCAGCGTTTCTAAAAACGTTTTTACGTTTGATACGTTGCTGTTAAATACAAGCGACCATTTTTGCGGCAAATAATTTATGCCTTGTGGTGCCGCTTGCTCGTATCCGTCACCAAACTTTGCTGAATATAAATTTGGAGCAACTTCCAGCGTTGCGCTTTTTGGCGTGTATGGAAAAGTCGTCATGCGTGCATCATCCCGCCGGGTCGCATTTCTTGAATCAAAATCTCACGCACACGGTTGCCGATTAGCGATCCGAGATTGCCGATTTGAGAGGCACCGTTGCCGCTCACCCCTACGCTACCGTTTGAAGCCACCGACACGTTGACGTCGCCGTTAAACGTAGCTCCGCCTCCGCCTACCGAGCCAGCCGAAACCGTTTGACGCAGAGCATGATTCGGAATGATGTTGCCAGACGCGCCCGTTAATATTTCAGGCCCGTTCTCGCCCACTACATAAGCCTTGTTTGCATCAACAGATCCACCACCCGCCCTGAATCCTCCAAATAGGCCAGCTGCGCTTGATGTTCCAATACCAAGGCCGCCGCCGATTGCTGACAATAAACTGCCCATAGCTTGTTGTGAGGCCATCTTGAGCATATCGTTCACAATGCTGGATGCCAAAGACCTGAAGTTCACTTTACCGGTCGACACAAAGGTTGCCAAAGCGTCGCTTGCTTTATTAAACGCACCCGTCAAAACGGATTCAATTTGTTTGGCTGAATTGGTTGAACTCTCGATGAAGCTGTTAAACGAATCTTTGACCCCAGTCATTGGATCTCGTTGAATCATCCTGGCGTGCTCTGCCACTGCGTTTAATCGCTTGGCATAGTTGTCGGCGCTACCCATAGCCGCTTGTTTTTGTGCGTCGGTCAAAAATGCGCCGGAAGCAAGAGCCGAATTGATCTTGTCCAGAACCTTTGCACGCTCTTCTTCAATGGTCTTAATTTGACTGGCCTCAAATGCGCTCATAGTCAGCATTTTCAGTTCGGCCTCGCGCTTGGAAATGTCAACTTCTTGTGCGCTTACAGATTTATCCATTTCAGTACGAAACTTCAAAGTCTGCTGTAGAGACTGCTCCGTCTTTTTCAGCTCATCGAGAACCCAAGCGTTATCTACATATTTGCTCTTGTTATTCTGACTTATTGGCGCAAGCCCGTATTTTTTACGCTCTGCATCTGAAAATTTGCCGGATTCAACATCAAAAAGCGCCATTGCTTCTTGAGAATCTTTAATTTTGGTTTTGAATTTTTCCCAATTATCAATTGCCCACGCAAGACCGGCGATTTGACGCTGAAGCCCCTCATTTGCTTCTGTAAACGGGTCGCGCTTTGCGTTAAGGCCGTCGATGGAGGTGTGAGGAATGGATGGTAAATCTGTTTCGCTGCGCTTGCCAAAACCGCGTCGTAATTCGGTGTTTGATGGATCAGTCAAAAATCGATTGCCACGCTCAACAGCTTTTCGTTTTTCTATTTGATTGACCACAGAATCGTAGTAAGCAGTCGACCCTTTTTTATCAAAATAAACTTTCTCGGACGCGCGTGCGCGCTCATCTGCCTCTTTGTAAAGCAAGATGTATTCATCCGCCTTTTTAGCCCACTCAGCATAGAAATCATCATTCATTCCCAGCTTGTGCGCATTTAACTTTGCAACTACAAGTTCGCCACGGTACCAGTAACTTTCGACGGCAGCTGAAAGGCCGCCAATTGCTACGCCTGCGCTTTTTATGACGTCAACCATGGCGGCAATCGCTTTTATGCCACCATCTGCAAATTCTTCAATTGGATTGCTTTCTGCCAAGGTCGTAACAGTTGAAGATAGGCTGCCGACTTCTTTTTTTGCGTTGAGCATCCCATCAACAAAACTTTGCATAGATGGCAGCAAAGCAAGCGCAATAGTCTCATAAAGTGAGTTTTTAGCGATGTCGAGTTTGCGTAGTGACTTTTCGTAATTCTCGGCGGCTTCGGCTTGCTCTGCGGTAACTTTGGCAACCAATTCTCCGTTAGTTGCCAGTTCGTGCAAGACTGGA